AACTTCATGGTTGTAAAGATATCCCGAAGACGCTGCAATCGGGTTGCTCTGTAGGCCGCGATCCATAAACGATGTACGAGATAAAGTGCCGTAATACCATACGTTTTCACCGTAATTAAACGTGACGTATTTATCGTTTTCACCCGTACCACCGTTAGCCGTCGAATTATCTTTAGAACAATAAAACCATGTAATTTCGTTAAATTCTGAATTTACACCCGCAAATACTTTTTGTTCTTGTTGTTCATTAAAATTAAAAAACACTTGTTCTTTAACGGAACACGGCAGTTGTTTTGTTTGCCCATCATACATATAAAAGCTGTCTTTACCCATCCAAAAGACAATGTCATTAACCGCTGCGATGGCATTAGAACTCATAATCGTAATACCCGTGGACAACGGTGTAATACCAAAGGTGAACGGTGCCCCTAAAAAAGACATTGAGTGCAATGAACTGTTTGTCCAAATTAATATTTCACGTTTAGTTTCAATTGCTCTAACAAAACTAGACCCAGAACCAATTCGTAAATCTCCTGCGGAGTTAGTTACTTGAGGATCCCAATCCAAATAATTTTCTTGGTCTGAGAACCGTATAAGAAGAGGGTCTTGAACAGATGTGTTAATTGTATTTGTGCCAAATGCAATTACATGGCGATTGTTATCCGAAACCATTATTTGTTTGGCTACGGTAGGAGTCTCAGAAGCACCGGAAACTGATCCAATTTCTACCGCTCTAGTAGTAGTACCCGAAGAAGAATCCCAATAATATATTCCACCATCTCTAGGGTTTATAAGCAGGTCTTCTCCATAATTATCATGGCTCCAAAGTCTTAATTCTGTAACAGTAGTTAGATCGGTACCCGCACCCCACTCAAGTCTACCCCAAGTACCCGCACCCCAGCCCGGACCACCCACTTGCGTGTCTAGACCCACGTTTATTTGGTATAGACCATCCACACCACTTCCACCATTTCCCGTATCACTAGAGTTAGCGTTTACGGTGCCTCCAGAGGTATCTTTTGCAGAAATAACATATACATTGCCATTTGTAACAGAAACTATTTGATACTCTTGGTTAAGTACCTCCGCAGTAATAACGCCACCTAAAGTAGCTGCTCCCGAAAAAGTAACAAAATCATTTTCAACCGAACCGTTACTACTGTCCGTCACGTTAAGAAGAGGAGATCCATTGAGTACTTTTGCAAACGTAATAGTGTTTGTACTTGTTTTTCTAATAGGAGTTATGTCACCATATGAACCACCTATTTCCACATAATACTTTAGATTTGTGCCCAAACCCAAATATTTAGTCCCATTTAATGCTACCCATGTATGCAAAGCTCTACACGTTCCTAAAAAAGTATTCGTAGAATACTTTACCCAACCACCTATCTTTTCTGGAAAACCCAACCGAAACCTAATCTTCTCAGAATCCACCCAGCCACCCTCGTTAGAGTACGAAGTTATATCTCGGTTAATTCCCGGTTTAAATTGTAATTTGGTTAAAGGCATTTTATTCCTCTAAGATGCGGTGTAGCCGTTACCTGCTGTAATAGCATTAGTTGTAGCTGTCATGTTTTCACTACCCCAGTCAGACTTGGCTTTCATTAGCTCAAGATGTCGTGTGTTTCTGTCTACACAATCTTGTCTATCTGCGGCTGATTCGTCTGCCTGTACATTTCCAGCTATTACATCTGTAATGAGTGTTATGGAGTGACCCATTGCTGTAAAGTCTCGTAGTAGTTCTGCGTCTGTTCTGTCTGCCATTTGGTTACCCTTCCAAGGTTGTTAGACGTGCTTCTAAAGCATCGTTTTTTGCTGATAGTTCTTTGATTGCGTTTACCATTGACCAAAATATAGGGTCAGTATTTACTGATAAGATATTATTCTCAGTACGTTTTTCTATGGCTTCTGGAAATATTAATTCAAGCTCTTGAGCGATTGCAGAAGTAAACTGTTTATCTAACGGCAACCCTTCTTGTGCATCAGGAAGTTCTGCTTGCATTTCTTCATCTGATTTATAGTAGAAGTACTTAGGTTCAATTTGTTTTATTGATTCCAAGCCTTTGTTGTTTGGTATAATATCTTTTTTAATTCTTCTATCTGAAGTTTGGGCGAAAGCAGTAGCATTATTACCAGCAAATACAGGCCCATTGCCACCACTAATAAATGCAGTGCTTGCGCCTTTACCTATCATGCCGTTACTGCCTATAACAACTTCATTATCAACATCTTGGCCTGATGATCTACAAAGATAACCAACTATAGTAACATTTTCACCTGTCGTAGTAATTTGGTTACAATCTGTACCAATAGAAGTATTAAAACGTCCAGTAGTGTTAGTATTACCAGCACTTTCACCTACAGCACAATTATTAATGCCTGTAGTTGTTGATTGTAACGCAAGCTGACCTACAGCAGTATTATTTCCTCCTTCAGTAATAACACCACCAGCACGTTCTCCAATAAGAGTAAGCCCTGAAGCTGTAGTTACTCCTACGCCAGCGTGTCTACCAAAAGCAGTATTAAACCCACCCGAAGTAGCCGCACTTAAAGAACTTGTTCCAACTGCGGTGCTGTAGCTTGCTGTAGTAACCGCATCTAAAGCCATAGCCCCAACAGCTACGTTTTCAGTACCCGTAGTATTTGATAGTAAAGCAAGATAACCAATAGCTGTATTGTTAGCTGCTGTAGAAGTATTACCTAAAGCATTTTGCCCAACAGCTACATTTTGCCCTCCCGTAGTTACTGCATCACCAGATAAAGCACCGATAAAAGTGTTAAGTGCGCCTGTGGTCATTGCTTGACCCGCACTTTTTCCAACTGCGGTGTTATTAGCACCTGTAGTGTTTGACTCCATAGCTGTGCGGCCCACAGCAACATTGTCAGCACCTGTAGTGTTAGCGGTTAATGCGCCATAACCAAGTGCTGTGTTGTTACTTGCTGTAGTATTAGCGTCTAAAGCAGTCATTCCCACAGCAACATTTTGATTACCTGTGGTGATAGCCGCACCAGCACTTTTACCTACCGCAGTGTTACTGTGGCCTGTAGTATTTGCTAGTAAAGCAAGATAACCAACTGCTGTGTTGTCAGACGCTGTAGTGTTAGCCGTTAAAGCACTACGCCCTAATGCCACATTTTGTGTGCCTGTAGTGTTTACGGCTAAAGAATCAAATCCAAGTGCCGTGTTGTTATGCGCTGTAGTATTTGTTGTCAGTGAGTTAAAACCAACTGCTGTGTTATTCACCCCAGTAGTATTAGCATCAAGAGCATTAGCACCTACTGCTACATTTTGGTTGCCTGTAGTATTTGCAGCTAATGCCGCATAACCAACTGCTACGTTGTTAGCCGCTGTGGTGTTAAGACTCAAAGCAGCTTGACCTACTGCAACATTACTAGCGCCAGTAGTGTTTGATAGTAAAGAATTTAAACCAACGGCTGTGTTTTGCGAGGCGGTAGTGGTTGCGGATAAAGCCTGATAACCAACGGCTGTGTTATTCTCTCCTGTTGTAATTGCATCACCTGAAAGTCCACCGACTAGAGTGTTTTTCTTGCCTGTGGTTACTGCTGCTCCTGCATCGTTTCCTACTGCTACGTTGTAGGCATCTGTTGCAGAAGTAAAGTTTTGTGCATATAAAGCTGCCTCACCTATTGCTACAGATTTATTACCCTTAGTATCTGAGCTTAATGCTTGCTGACCAAATACAGTGTTTTTCCCTCCAACAGTAAGAGCATCTCCAGCGGTGTGACCCACAATAGTGTTTTGGTCACCAGTAGTAATCGCAGTACCAGCTTCGTCACCAACAACAGTGTTATTATTACCACCAGATTGTATTGAGTTACCAGCATTTACCCCTGCTCTAAAATTAGATGTTCCTAAAGTAGGTGTTGATATGTCTGATGTAAACGTACCTGTAGTAGCCGTAATTGCTAAACCATCAGGAGGCACGACAGTAGAACCCACAGGGCTAATTGTATTTACAAATATGTTACCTGTTCCAGCACTCGGTGCGGCAGTGAATGTTAAAGTTGTTCCACTGACCGAATAAGCGTTGCTGTCTTGGGTTACACCATCGACTGATACCAAGATACTTTGGTCGTTGGCTACGGCAGAAGCTAACGTAAATGCTGTAGCACTCGCATTTCCATTAAATCTTTGCACTGCTGGCAATGACTGGAAGTTGGCTGGAAGGGAATTTCCAATATAACTCATTATGTGATCTCCATAATACTCATAGTTACTGAAACTTTGTCCGTCACAGAACAGTCAATTTCTATTTGATCCGTAGTTTCTAGGACGACTTTTGCCCCGTTTAATACTTCTAAACTTGACCCCACAGGAATCGGGACATCTTTCACTAAAAAGGTTGTGGTGTTAGTTGCGGTTCTGCCGCCACCACTTGTATCAGAAACTAACTTTACGGATGCCGTTACTTGACTTGTATGAACATTAGCCAAAACAATTCCTAAACACACTGTTGTTGTGCTACCCGGAACGGTGTAGAGATCCTCTGGTGTTCCAGCACTTGCTGGCATGACATCATGTGATACAACTTTAAATATATTCGCCATTATTTATTCTCCTATTATCCCAACGCAATTGCCATAGCAACCGCTGTTCCGGCTGGATCGCCAGCATTTGCATCTACATAAGCCTTAATAGACTGTTGCGTGGAAAGTTTTGTCGCACTATTCGAAGACATATTATCCTCGTCCGCAATATCCGTAACATTAACAGCACCTGTACCAGATAAGTTATCAAATTCAACAGTAGGAGCATCCACAGTGCCTACTACAATTATCCCCGTAGCTGTTGTAGACAGTTTTACGCTTCCGTTGTGAAAAAGATCTACATCTCCGTCATCTGTAAACTCCGCTAACGTCTCACCAGAACCTAATATTCTTACAGATGAACCTGTGGCAGAAGCAAAT